GATGAACAGTGCAGATTACAAGGAACGTTTCAAGGCGGAATATTATCAGTTGGAGAATCGGTTCAAAGGGTTAAAGAAAATGTTGGAGGAATGGGACAGGGGAAAATTAAAATTTTCCCCAACGTGTCCACGCAGTACATACGACATACAATTAAACGCAATGACTGACTATTTGGCAATTTTAGAGGCACGCGCAGTAATGGAATGTATTGAATTGAAAGAGGTGTAGGGAATATGACGGATAAAATTTTTATAAATGCAGTAAAAACATTAATCGCAAACTATTTTAACAACAATGTTGATGTGACAGATGGTAAGAAAATCACCACAAATGATGTGTATATCGTGTGGAGCTGTAAGACATTGCAGAATTTTAAAGCGTTGGCGTCAACAACTGTATCGGACGGAATGTATTACGAAATAACCCATAACGGAGATAAGAACGAAACATACTTTGATGTTTATAAGAAGTGGGAAAATTTCGTTGTTAGAGGTGGTAAGTATGAGGACAATAAATGATGGTTTCCCAATCAAACAGTTCAAGGGTATTGACATTGATACGTCAATACAGTCATCATCGGCAAACTATTACACATACAGTAGCCGTGTAGTGAAATTCATTGTAATTCATTACACAGGAAATGCAAAGGACACCGCAAAAGCAAATGCAACATATTTTCATAATGGTTCACGAGGTGCATCGGCACATTTGTTTACTGATGATGATAGTTGTTATCAATCAGTCGCATTGAATAATGCCGCATGGGCGGTGGGCGGCACAAAGGTATATAAGCATGCCGAATGCCGCAACATAAACAGCATATCCATTGAAATGTGTTGTAGCGGTAATTCTATTGTGTCAGAAAAAACAATCAACAATACCGCATATTTGTGCGCTGAATTGTGTAAATACATAGGTATTACGGCAGATACCGTTGATATATTTGTTTTGCGCCACTATGACGTGTGGGACAAACAGTGTCCGGCACAGTGGGCGACCGAAAACAATTCAGGATGGATTGCATTCAAAGAAAAAGTAAAAGCGATTTTACGAAACGAGGAGGGACTGACAATGTCACAATATGAGGAACTTATCGAAAAAATAAAAGAGTTAGACAATAAAAAGGCAGATAAATCAGAAATGATTTATGACTGTATCGACCACAATATGCCTGAATGGGCGCATAAGCCTGTTCAATGGTGTTTGGACAATGGTATTGTATCAGGCACAGATGACGCACATCTTGACTTGAACAATACAAAATTGTGGGTATGCGTTGTTTTATATCGTGCGGTAAAGTTTGTTGCCGGATTGATGAAAATTAAAATCTGATGAATAATCTATAAAAAGAAAAGCCAAACCGTATAGCAGACGATTTGGCTAGGTCGAACAAAAATATGTTGACCAAAGTTATAATAATTGTTCACGTATATTGAGTATTCTTCAAGTTTTGTGTAAATACAAAATAGTGCAGAAAAATTTATTTAAGTGGACGGAATTAAATTCCGTCCGCTTTTACATTATCAGAAAAATCAGCACTTGTCAATAGCTGATTCTATCAGCGAAGAATATCTCCAACTGAGAATGAATCTCGCCCCAATCACGACGTCGACCTGTCCATTTTTTCGTGATGTCCATCATTGCAAGGTACAGCATCTTAAACAAGCTATCATCTGTAGGAAAAACCCCCTTGTTTTTAGTCACTTTTCTAAGTTGACGATTGAATCCTTCTATCGTATTGGTTGTGTAGATAAGTGTACGCACTGCTTGGGGATACTTGAAATATGTGGATAAATGAACCCATTTATCTCGCCAGTTATCAGCGATTTTTGGGTATTTTCCTCCCCATATTTCATCAAATCGGTCTAATTCTTGTAATGCGGTATCCTCATCTATCGCTGCATAAACACGCTTTAAATCTGCCATAAGTGCTTTAATATCTTTGTATGACACATATTTTGTTGTATTACGGATTTGATGGATTATGCATTGCTGTATTTCTGTTTGCGGAAAGACTGCTTCAATCGCATTGGTAAATCCGCTTAGTCCGTCAATACAAGCAATTAAAATATCATTTACTCCTCGATTTTTTAATCCGTTTAAGACAGAAAGCCAGAATTTTGCACTCTCGTTTTCACCAACCCACATGCCAAGAACATCTTTTCTGCCATCTAAATTTATACCTATTGCTATGTATACAGCCTTTTTTACTATACGTCCTTCGTATCGCACATGATAATGTATTGCATCCATAAATACAACTGCATATACTTCTTCCAAAGGACGTGATTGCCATTCCTTAGCTATTGGCAAAATTTTATCTGTAACACGGCTTATGGTACTGTCAGACACATCAAGTCCATATATTTCTTCAATGTGTGCTGCTATATCATTTTCTGTCATTCCTTTGGCGTACATTGATATGATTTTTTCTTCAATATCTCCCGACAATGTTGTTTGATGTTTTTGAATAAGCTTAGGTTCAAAATCACCATTGCGGTCTCGTGGAATATCTATATCCATGTCTCCAAAACTGGTTTTCATGGTCTTTTTACTGTAACCATTGCGACTGTTATTGGTTTCTTTGTTGCGATAATCGTACTTGGAATAGCCTAATTCTTCGTCAAGCTCTGCTTCAAGACCGCCCTCTAAGGCAGCCGCAACAAAAGATTTGAACAAATCTTGAATATCGTCCATATCTTTGATGTTCAATTCTTTCATAAGTGCTTTTGTGCGTTCTTTTCGTGCAATTTCTTCCGGTGTTCTTTTTCTTCGTGGCATAATTAAAAACCTCCATTTAGTGTATTTCTATTCTACACCATAATGAAGGTTTACACAATACTTGAAATTGACTCCGTATATTATACCATGATATTGTTTATTTTTCAATACTGAACATAGTAAGTATATAGTTTGGAGTTGTAGTAATTAATCTTTTTCTTTATACAAATTACTTTTTAATTGAGAAAAAACTGTATATGATTCTTTAATCAATTTATTCATATTTGAAAGCTTAATCTTAGTAATATATTTATTATTGCTATGTATTATGCTATTTCTCAAATTTCGTAACGTTGCCCATCTGTCAAAAAAACCGTTTGAAAACTTATCCATTTGTTTTTTTAGTGGTTCGTCCAAAAAGGAATCTGTAATATCAATAACGGATTGAATTCCTGCTGTATTGTATTTTGCTAAAAATACCTCGCTTCCAAAAGAAGATAATTTTAAATTAATCAATTCAGTAAAATAGTCATTAAATAACTGTTCAATCAAAGAGGCTAGCATTATTATATATGCTTTTCTAAATCGATTTTGAGCACAAGTATTTACTGCTGGTATTATACTTGATAATTGTTCACTGCTCATATATTTTTCTACTCCATAAGCAAATTCATCATCAATGGTTTGCCACAGAGTATCATCGTTATCAGGATACCTTTCACAAATTTTTTCATACTGATTTATGTATTTATCTAATTGTGTTTTATCGAATTTATCAAAATGATTTTTTAAAAAATCATAATGAGTATCTAAATTTTCCTTGTCATGTTCTTTTGAAAGTTTAAATAATGAATCTACTGTGTTCCTAAAATCAATTACCGATTGTGGAGGAAAAGCGTTGGACCAATCCATAGGTTCGGCACATTTATTGCATGTTAAATGTCGAGTACCTACTTTCCAATCTATTGATTTTATATCACCACATTTTTTGCAAATAAATATATATCCCATGATAATTGCTCCATTATATTTCTAAATTGATTTTTCTTTAGTATATCACTATGAAAGTAATATTGTCAATGTTGCTTTTTGTGATAGAATTTAATATTTGATTAAATATCGCAAATTTTAATCGATAACATCAAAATATCAAAAAATGATAAAATATATATTGTATGGATAAAATATAACAAATGTCACATCAACATACAAAATCGTGATATACTATTGCAAGAGGGACGCAGAAAATGGCAATTAGAATTTTACTAAGCCGAAAGCTCGGTGAGCTACGGTGGAACCAAGCACAACTTGCACGAAAAACTGGAATAAGACCGAATACCATTAATGAATTGTATCATGAGTTGGTAGAACGTGTTAGCCTTGAGCAACTTGATTTGATATGTAAAGCATTGGATTGCAAATTATCAGATATTCTTGTCAGGGACGACGATTAATACATAATTTGTGCAAAATGAAGAAAGAACGATTATTTTTAATCGTTCTTTTTTGTGGGCTATTATGGATAACATCAGTGTGCAAAAGAATTGGCACATTTGGAAATTGTCGGCTCACTTGTTGCACAGCTTTCAAAAAATGCTCCGCCTAAAGAGTGGAGCGAAATGGGCTCGTGGGAGTATTATTCGGATAACGGTGCGTCAGTGTTCCCACAAAGCTCGCAAGGTTCACCTTTTAACGCCGCAAGCATCGCCGTAACCGGTGATCCGCTTACAAATCTCTATGAAGACTTGGCTGCGGAACAAAAAGCACGTGCCGTATATGATAACATACTTAAATTGTCAGATGACCCTGACGTTAATGAAGTAATTAAATTCTTGCGCCAACGTGAAGTAGTACATTTCCAAAGATTCGGTGAAGCAATTTTGACTCATTCAAACAGATTTAGGGGATATAAAAGGTGTGTGAAAGTGCAATTTATAGACATTGAAAATTATAAATTTTTAATTGAAATATTATTATTGATAAATGGCCGCACTCCTGTCTGTATCTAAATCTTTGTCAACACAACATTTTTTTATGTTTTTTCCCACTTCCACACGGACACGGATCATTACGACCAATTTTTTTATTCCTTGAATTGTCAATTCAAATGCAACGATATATCAAAATAAACTTCAAAAGGCGATTTCCAGTTCAAGCATTTGCGTGGACGCTGATTTAAAATAAGAGTTTTATCTCTAATTAATGATGGTTTAATTTCTGTTAAATCCTGGTTTTTAGAAAAATATTCGCGTAGAAGTCCATTAGTATTCTCATTAGTACCTCTTTGCCATGGTTGATGTGGTTCAGGAAAATAGAATTGCACATCATTTAGAGCTTTGCTTATTTCTTCATGTCGTGAAAATTCTTTGCCCCTATCAGGTGTAATTGTTTTTGGTTGACTATCTTTTAACATATGAATTATCGCTTGTTTTACACTGATAGAATCTTTTTTTGCTACTTTTTCGCACAACAAATAACGACTCTTTCGGTCAACAAGCGTTACTAAACACGCTTTTCCTGTTACGCCTGCAACAGTATCAGCTTCCCAATCGCCTATTCTCTCTCGTTGATTTGCTTGTTCTGGTCGTTCTGAAATGTGATGACTAATTTTAATTTTGCCTCTCGTTTCAATACAACCATTTTTATGTCTGGTTTTTCCTTTATGTCTTAACTTTCTTGCAACTCCACGTTGCCCAGGGGATAATTTTCCTTCTTCTAAAAATCCTCGATATATTCCACGATAAATTGTAGCATAACTAATTTGTATAGGATTTTTCTCATGTTTTAAACGAAATGAAATTTGTTCCGGAGACCATTGATATTGAAGAAACAAGAATTGAACAGTTTTATGAATATCAGTATTTAATAACAATGGTTTTCTACCACATTTGCGTCTTCGAATTTCATATTGCTTTTGTGCGTAT